ACGCAGGCCGACGCCGAACGCATAAACCGCTCGCTTGACCCCGACGCGGCGCGCGCCTGGGCAGAGCAGCAGCTTGTCATTGCGGCGCAAAGCGGCCTGACCGCACAGCAGGCGCGGCTGGTGGAGTTGGTGCAGCGTTCCAATGGGCAGTTGAGCGCCGCCACGCTCGACGCCTTTTGGGCCGCGGAGGATGACCGGCTTTGGGCCGCGATGCGCCCGACCTGGGAGGCCGTCGCCAACGAGAACGCGGTAGCAATGGCCGTGCGGCTCGGCGCGGATGACGCCATGTGGCGTGCGGTGAATGAGCGCATGTTGTCGTGGGTGAATGACTACTATGTGAACCCCGACGCCGCGGCGGTGGGCAGCATCCCCAATCTGAACCTGACCAGCCGCACGCAGTTTGCACAGGTGTTTGACCAGTGGCAGCGCGGCGAGTTGGAGATAGGCACAACGACCGAGGGCTTGCCGCAGCTGATAGAGGCGCTACAGCCGGTGTTTGGGCCGGTGCGGAGCGAGATCATCGGCGTCACCGAAACGACGCGCGTGATAGTCGAAAGCCAGCGCGCCGCGAGCGAGGCAGACGAGTTCATCACGCACTACAGGTTCCTCAGCGCGGCAGATGAGTTGGTCTGCCCAGTATGCGGGCCGAATCACGGCGAGGTGATAGAGAAGCGCGGCGCGGGCTTCAACACGCCAGCGGGTCGCATGTTTCCGCCCCTGCATCCGCGATGCCGCTGCCAGATTCTAGAGGAAACGGACCAGACGCGCCGGCAGCCGCTACCACCAGAGGAACGTTACCGTTGGTCGCAAGAAGCCTATGACGAGGCGCAGCGCAACCGGCAAGCGGCGACCCGCGCGCCGAACGCGTTACGGACACTGACAGGGGGCTAATGTGGAAGTCGAGATCGTTGTACAGGATGCCGCCGTAAGACAACTCTTGGACCGCGCGCCATCGCAGATTGACCGCGCGTTGCGCGCCGGTATGACCGATGCAACGGTGTTGCTTGTGAACCAGATGCGAACCTATCCCCCGCAACGCCCCGGCAGCAGCTACCGGCGCACGAACACATTGAAGGGCAGTTGGGCGCGGCGCATTGACGGCAGCGGCGCGGACATTGTGGGGCACGTCGAAAGTAACGGGAATGTGGCCCCCTACAATCGTCTGGTGCAGGACCGCACGCGGCAGGCGACGGTGCATCGCGGGCGCTGGCAGACGGCGCAGGATGTAGCGGAGCGCAGCCGCGGCCAAATCAACGACATGTTCGCGGCGCGCATTCGGGCGGCGATAGGTTAGGGCTATGGAGCGCAAGCCGGTCATGGTGGAAGCAATCGAAATCCTGGAGATACGCGCTGGGCGCGACCGCAACCGGCTCTTGGGCACGTATGACGTGCGGCGGCGCGTCTTGCGCCTGTTTCATCGCGGCGAAACGGTGACGGTGCAGCTGCCGCCTGAAAAGCCGCCGCCTATTGACGTAAAGCAACAACAGGAGTAGAATTACAGACAACTTAACAGCAGCGCAACGAGCGCCGGTTTTCCCAAAACGCAATGAGCGTCGGGAGAACCGGCGCTTTTTTGTTTCCCACGTCTACCCGGACGGCAAAAACGGGGGCTAGGAACATGGCAGACGAACAGACCCAACCGACAGCAGAGGCGGAACAGCAGCCGCAGGACGCCGCGCCCACCGGAGCCGAACCGGGCAACCAAACGGAACAGGCGCGCACGTTTTCGCAGGCCGACATAGACCGCATCGTAACGGAACGGCTCGCCAAAGAGAAGGCGAAAAGCGAAGCGGCGGTAAAGCGGGCGCAAGAGGAAGCGGAAGCCAAGCGGCTTGCAGAGCAGGGCGAGTTTCAAAAGCTCTACGAGCAGGCGCAAGCCCGGCTCCAAGAGGCTGAGGAACGCGCCAAGACGCTGCAAATCGAGGGCATCAAGCGCGACGTTGCGCAACGCCTGAACCTGCCCGCGGCCCTGATTGACCGGCTGCGCGGCGAGGACGAAGCCGCCATTGAAGCCGACGCCAAGGCGCTAATCGCCGCACTGCCCAAACCCGCCGCGCCGGACATCAACGCCGGCAGCGGGGCGCAAGGCGGCAGCAAGCCGCAATCGTGGTTGGGCGGATTGAGCAAACAGGAGTTTGCCGCACGCTTCGGCGTGCGTGCGGACCTACTAGGCGACTGAGCAGGAGAGAACAGTATGGCTATCGGACGTGATACGACAGCCGCCAACATCAAGCCGCTGGAGGGCGCGCTGATTGACCGCTTCACGGCGGGCGCGGCCATTGCCGCGGGCGAGTTGGTGAGCATGAGCAGCGACGGGTATATCGACCCCGCCGACAGCACATCGGCCAAAAGCCTTGTGCTGGGCGTGGCGGTGCAAGCGGCAGCGGCAGCCGGTGAGCGCATCGACGTGGTGACGCATGGCCGCGTCAAGTGTCTGACCGGCGCGACGCCCGGGGCGGTGGTCTACAACAGCACGACCGCGGGCGAACCTCTGGAAACGACGGCGGGCAACCAGACCGCGGCAGGTATCGCAGTGTCGGCTGAGATTCTTTTCGTCCGGCCTGGGTACTAAGGAGACTAGATCATGACTATCGGTTATCGTGACCTTTCTACCCTGACCCTGGCGACCGGCGTCGATGTGACCGTCCTACGCAAGTTCGCGCTTGCAGACGGGACCAGCATCGAGGCTGTGGCCGGGCAGTTGAACGCCGCGCTCAACGCCTTGAACGGCGAGTTCGGCACGGGCATTTTTGCCAACCTGATCAGCTTCACCGACCAGTTGGAAGTGAACTATCGCGTCGGTTCTTCGGCGGGCTTTGAGCTGCACACCGAGTATGGCCGACCCGACCCGCAGCACGCCGCGACCGAGGGGCACATGCTCCCGCTGCGCAAGTGGGATCGGGCCTTGGGTTGGACGTGGGACTATCTGGAGGAGGCGCGGCTTGAGCAGATTCAGGCCGACATTGCCGACGCGGTGAAGGACGCGCGCGACCTGTTCCGCGTGCAGGTGTTGACCCGCCTGTTCAAGCGCACGGACGATTCCGGCGCGGCGCTGGGCCTGGGCACGTCGGGCCTTTCCCCTGGTTTTGCGACCGCGGCGGCTTCCACCGGCGTGGATTTCACCCCGCCCGCCTATGGCGGCGTGACCTTCACTACGGCGCATGAGCACTATGTCAGCATCGCGGGCGGTGCGTTCACGGCTGCCGTGTTCGCAGACGCGGCGGCAGAACTGATGGAGCATGGGCACATGCCCCCGTACATGGCGTTGGTGTCGCCTCTGGACGAAACGACCATCCGCGGGCTGACCGGCTTCGTGCCTGTGCAGCAAGAGGACATCCGCTACAGCAGCGCGACGGAACTGGCGACGTTCGGCCCTGAGTACGACGAAAGCGGATACTACATCGGGACGATCAACAACGTGCGTATCCGCGTAATGAACGGCATCCCGCAGTACTACGCCTTTGTCTGGAAGCCCTACGGCGCACTGAGCCAGCGCAACCCGCTGCGCGTGCGCGTGCCCGCTGGCCGCAACCGCATCATGGTTACAGCGGCCAACGACCCGCGCAACGGCTCGCCGGCGCACCCGCTGCAATACCTCATGCTGCGCACGCAGTTCGGCGTCGGCGTGGGCGACCGCACCAACGGTACGCCGCGCTACGTCAACAACGCGAACTGGGCTGACGGTACGCCTACCTAGTCGGGGACGCTATGGCCTACGGGACAGCGAACGGGGTAGAGGCGTTATTGCCGGTAGTGGGGCCGCTGAGTGTTTCCAGCGCCCCCACACTGGCGCAGGTAGAGGCTTGGCTTGCCCAGGGCGCGGCGGTTATCAATCGCGTCCTGGGCGGGGCGGGCTACTCGACGCCGGTAGGGGCGGCAAGCGCCGTCTACCCCGAACTGACCGCGCTCAACGAACTATACGCCGCGGCGCAGGCGGCAAGGGCGCGCGGGCTGGACGCGGTGCAAGCCGAAAACGAGAACCGTTCCGACGCGTGGCTTGCAGAGTTCCGCGAGCAGCTTGCAGCACTGGCCGCGGCTGACCTCTCACGCCTGGGGGTGGAAGTCTTGCCCGCGGCGGTAGCAGGCACGGCGGGGCGGCGCTTCCGGCTGACGCAGTTAAAGCGCGTGGACGGCTACTCGGCGCGCTATGACGACGATGGGGACATGGACGCATGAGCACCGTCACCGAGATTGCCGACGCCGTTCGCGACGTGCTGGCGGGGCTGGACTGGGTGACGTATGCAAGCGATGTGGACTTTCTCCCGCCCGTCAACCAAGCCGACGTGTGTGCGCTGGTGCTTCCGTTTGATCAGAACAGCACGGCGACCGCCGACAGCCTGGGCGACACGATCACCCTGATCCACCTGCTGAACGTGGAGTTTTGGGTGCAGCATCGCAACGGCGAGGCGGCGAGGACGCTGCGTATCGGGCGCGACGCGGGCACGCTGGCAATCGCGGCGCTGCTGGCGCAAGACGGCGAGGGGTACACCATTGCCCGCGAATACCAGTTTACGGAGCGCATCGAACCGCAGTTTGTGACGCACCTCAACGTGCCGTGGCTGGTGGCATCGCTGCGCGTGCCGGTGGAAAACGAGGTAACGACATGAGCATCAAAGGCAAGTGGGCGCGGCTGATCATCGGCGGTGTGGACCTGTCCGCCAAGACGAGCAGCGCCGAAATCACCATCGGCGTCGGCACGGAGGAGGTGACGGCGTGGCAGGACACGGCGCGCAGTTACATCTCAACCGACAGCGAACCGGCGTTCAATATCGACGGCTATGTGGACAGCCTGAGCGCAGATACGGGCGGGATGGAAGAGGCGCTGGCGGAGGCGTTCGGCGCGGATACGGCTGTGCCGGTGGCGATTGTGCTGCATGAGGCGGCGAACACCTATGCAGGAATGCCCGCCTATGTGCTGCCCGGCACGCAAGGCGACAACATGAGCATTGCCGCCCCCGCCGCGGGCGTGCTGACGATCAACGGCTCGTTTCCAGGCGGTGCGAGCGGATGGCGGCGCGGGTACGTGCTGTACCGCGGCACGGTCAGCGCGACCGGCAATCAGACGGGGGTGGACTTCGGCGCGGCGGGCACAGGCGGCGGGGATGTGTTCGTGTTCGTAACCGCGATTACGGGCACGGCGACCAATGCCAGTGTGAAGGTGCAAAGCGCGACGACCGGACTCGGCACGTATGCCGACGAAGCAACGGTGACGTTCTCGGCAGTCGGCGGCTACAGCGCCGCCATGACCGGCAGCGTCAGTCAGTTTTTGCGCATGAACACGGCGAGCATGGGCGGCGCTACATCGTTTGTAGTGACCGTGATTGCATGTGTTGACGGGGTAACGCAGCCCAACTACTAGGGCTAGGGAGATAGAGCGATGGGACAGAAGGCGCGCGGTAACACGACCGTTACCTACAACAGCAACAACATCACACAGTATTGCACGCAGGCCGATCTGGAGCGGACGATTGACAACCTGGAGACTACGAACCTTGCGTCAACCGGCAAGACGTATATCTCCGGCGACGAATCCAACACGATCCGGCTGCAAGGCAACTGGCGCAAGGCGATTGACGACATCCTGGGGCCGGACGTGGGCAGCGGGACCAAGCGCACGGTGGCGATTGCCTACGCGGACGGTGCGGGCACGGTGACGTACACCTGGACCTCTAACGGCGAAATCAGCAACTACGCCATTCAGTCGCCGGCCAACGGTCTGCGCACGTTCTCGGCTGACCTGACCCTGAGCGGCGCGCCGACCCGCGCCTCGGCATAGGCGGGCGCATGGCGGCAATTCGTATCTACTGCGACGATCCCGAATACAGCGAGGCTTGGATCGACATTGACGGGCGTTGGACGCTGGGCGACCAGCGGCGCATGTTGGAAGTGGAGGGCGACGATTTTTGGGCGTTTCTGCGCAAGAAGGCCGTCGCCTGCCACATTCCCACAATGGATGGCGGGGCGGTGGATGACCCCGCCGGCCTGAGCGGCGAGGGCCTGGCTGATGTGGACGTGCTGCTGATTGCGTGGCTGGGCGCTGTCATGCCGACCGCGATAGCCAAGCGGCGCGCACTGGGAAACGCATCCGCGCGGCTGTCATTGCCCACGAACGGCGCACCCTTGACGAGGACGCCGACGACAGCCGCGCAGATGACGGGCGCGCAGAATCAGGCGGGCTAGATGACCCCGGCGACGTGCGGCCTATGCGGGGCTGGGCCGAAGCCCTGTTTGCGGACCAACACCGCGACTATCTCGACTGGTGGTTGCTGCAACGCTTTCCGGGCAGGACGCTTGAGGAGTTGGATAGCGTGGACTGGCTGCGTTTGCAGCGGGCTTTGGAGGTGGGGCGCATCGTGGACATAGAAGCCCGCGCCGCGCTCTACCAGGAGGGCAAATTGCAGCCGGAAGCCATCAGGCCGCACGAATGGCGGGCCATCGTGGAGCATGACCGACTGTACGAGTTGTGGGAAGCGGAACAGGGGCTAACGCATGACAGCGCAGAAGATAGCGAGCAGCAGAACGAACACGCCCCACTGCAAACCGGCGAAGAAAACGGTTAGGAGGGATGCAAGCATGAGCAGGAAGGCGACGATCTCCCATGCTTGCGAACGCTTGACGACTACGGGCGCTTGCCACTGGCCTTTGTTGTTGATGTTCACGGTTCATCCTTTCGGTGTGCGTTTTTTGGATACCCTCATTGTATCACGAGTGCGCTAATGCCTGATCAGAATATCGACATTGCGATCCGCGCCAAGAACCAAGCCAGCAGCACGCTCAAGCAGGTCAAGGCGGACGTGCAAGGGCTTGACAGCCTAGCCAAAACTGCAAGCGGCGGGCTGGGAGGCATTGCCGCGGGGCTGGGCATCGGCGCGACCGTTGCATTGGTTGGTCAGGTGACTTCGGCCATTGATGAGATGGCGCAATCCGCCGACCGGCTGGACCGGCTGCGCGGTTCATTTGACAGTCTGGCGCAAGGTGCGGGGCAATCCTCCGACCAGATGTTACAGGCGATGCGCGCGGCGTCTAACGGCATGATTGCCGACAGCGACTTGATTCTCTCCGCCAACAAAGCCATGCTGCTGGGTGTAGCCGATTCGGGCGAAGAACTAGCGGCGCTGCTGCGCGTGGCGCAGGCGCGGGGGCAGGCGATGGGCCTGTCCGTTACGCAGGCGTTTAGCGACATCGTGACCGGCCTTGGGCGTGAAAGTGCGCTGATTCTGGACAATCTGGGCATTACGGTTGATCTGACTTCGGTCATGGACAACTATGCCAAGAGCCTGGGCGTGGCCGCCGACCAACTGGACGCCGCGCAGCGCAAACAGGCACTTCTTAACGAGGTCATGCGGCAGAGCCAGGGCATGACGCCATCGTTGCCGACCGGCCCTGGTGCGGCAGCGGCACAGGCGGGAGTCGCGCAGCAGCAGGCGCGAGAAGCGGTAGGCGAGTTTTTCCGCGGGCCATCGCGCGAGTGGGCACAGAATCAAACCGACATACTGAACACCCTCATGGGGAAGTATTCAGAGTTTGGGGCGGCGGTACGCGAGGTGAATCAAACCGTAGCGCAAGTTGGCTCCGGCGAGGTCAACATGGGGGACGACTTCGCCAACCGCTTGAATCAATGGGCCATCGGTTTGAATGAGGTAGCGCAAGCCGCGGCGGCGGGATTGCCGGAAGCCAAAGCGTATCTTGATACGCTAGCCTCTATGTCGCGGCGTGGGCTGGAAAGCGGCTTTACCGAACAAGACATCAATATCATGCGGCTGGCGCGGGACGCCATCCATGAAGCGACAGCGGAGCGGGAACGCGCCGGCAAAGCAGCAGCGGCGGCAGCGGCGCATTACATTGAGGAGGCGACGGCGCAGCAGCACGCGGCGCAGATGGCCTATCAAGCAACCGAAGCATACGCCGAGAATGTGCGCCAGCATGAGGCGCTTGTCGCGGCGGCGTGGCGTGCCAGTCCCGCTATGCAGGAGATGGCGAATAAGTTCGGCATTGTCGGCACGATGGCGCTGCAAGCCGCAACAGACATAAATACGTTCAATAATGCCGTCAACCGGATTCAGGCCGGATTTGCCGCGGCTGATCGGATTCAGGGAATCCGCATGACCGCCATCTCCGCGGCGGAAGCGAACGCGCAGCGCGCGGTAGATGCGGGCGCGGACCCTGTACAGGTTGCGCAAGGACTGGCCGAAGTCACCGATCAGATTTGGAACATGGCCGGGCCGACTGAGCAGACCACCGATAGCATGTTCTTGTTCCGCCAAGAGACGGACGCCGCGGGGCAATCGCTGGAGGACCAGGCCGACAGCCTGGAGAAAGCCAATCGCGCCGCGGCGAAACTGGCGTCGGGCGGGCTGGCGCAAGTCAACAAAGCCTATGACGACCTGAAAAGCAAAGTTTCGGGCGTGCTGTCTGCGCAGCTTGACGTGGGCGTGGGCGTCAAGGCGTCGGACCTGCTACCGCGCGAGGACGACATCAATGAGAACGCCAAGCGGCTTGCCGACATTGCGGTAAATGGATTCAAAGATCAGCCGTGGTTAGATGCGTTCAAATTCTCCGCGCCTGAAACGTGGGCCGAACTCATGAAATCCATTGAGGAGGGCGCGTCACCCCAAGAGGCCGCGGCGCGCATCCTCAAGGACTTTGAGGACGGATTGCAAACTGACCTAATCGACAAGACCAAGGCCAAAGAACGCGTCAAACGAATGTTGCTGGGTGAACAGAGCATGGCCGCGCTTGCCGAGGAAATCGCGCAGGAACTTGCAACGGAGATGAACATCCCGCTTTCTCAGGCAATGGCGGCAGCAGGGTCGGCGCTGGGCGTTTCCACCGGCGCGGCGGGCGAGGCGGCGGCGGGCGCAACGGGGGAAACAGGCGCGCCCGACATGACCGGCGCGGGGCAAGGTGCGGGCGCAACGTTCGCGGCGGGCTTCGCGGCCTCGGTCAACGGCGCGACGCTGATTGCGGGCGTAGTCACCAGCATGGCAACCGCGGACCTCGAACCGCTCAACAGCAGCGGCGCAATGGCGGGCACGCAATGGGGCGCGGGCTTTGTGGACAATGCCAGCGGCCCGATTCTGGTGGCGTCCATCATCGCCAAGATCGCCGCGGAACTGCCGCGCTTCAAGGATTCGGGCGGCGCGGCAGGCACGCAATGGGGCGCGGGCTTCATGGGCACGGTAGAAAGCGGCATCGCCCAACCGCTGATTACGCTGCTGACTACGCTCGTAACGCCTGGAGTGCTGGCGGCAATCCAGGCGGGCAATTCGCAGACAACCCCGCCGTGAGGTAAGCAATGGCGGCTCCGATTCTGGCAGGCAAGACACTCGCAGACCCAACCGGCTACACGCGGCGGCGCACATTCCGCGGCGGGCGCTCCATCATGGCCGATGGCTCGATGGTCATTGACCTCGTAAACACGTCGGCAAAGATGGTGTGGGAACTGACGTGGCCCGCACTGACCGACGCGCAGTATACGAATCTGCGCGACGCGTTTGACCTGCTGAAAGACGCCAGCGGCAGCTTTACGGACACGGACGGAACCGCCTACACGGTAACGCTGGACGAAGGCTTCGATACGTTGGAACGGGAAGCGGTGCGCGCCAAAGCGGGTACGCGCTGGCGCTCGGCCATCCGTTTGAGGCAGGTGTAACCATGCCGCGCGCAATTGCCTTTCGCCTCTATATCGCCTGGGACGGCGTGAATTACATCGCGGAAACTGCGCGCCTGATTCAGGCGACGGGCGAAAACCGGCTGACCGCGCCGGAAGCCATCGCGGGCGGGCGCGGCATTGTGGACCGCTGCACGTTGGAACTCTCCAACGAGGACGGGCGATACAGCCCGCTCAACACGTCCGGCGCGCTGTATGCCAACATTCAGGCAGGGGGCGCGTACCACCGACCGATGTACCTGGAGGCCGCGATAGACGGCAGCACGTATAGCCGCGTTTTTACGGGCGTCATCAAACTGCCGCAGGAGGCGACCCCGACCCCGACCGCGGCGGCGGTAACGCGCATCGAATGCCGCAGCATAGATGAGAAATTGCTGGGGAGGCGCATGAGCAGCAGCGCCGCCGATCTGCGCGCCAACAACGCGGCGGGCGTGCGCGAGGGGGCCATCATTGCGCAATGGCTGACCGCGGCGGGAACAGGCGGCAGCATCGACGCGGGCGTGTTCTCCGTGCCCTGGGCGTGGCTGGACGATGAGAGCGTGCTTGAGGAGATTTGGCAGTTGGCGAGTGCGTGCGGCGGCAGATTCTACGCCGACCCCGATGGGACGCTGTGCTACGAGGACATGACGCACTGGCTGAAAAGCCCGCACAACACCAGCCAGGAGACATTGACGCGCGCCGACTTTGCGGGCCTGGAGCCGGTATACGGCGACGCAGACCTGTACAGCAGCGTGACGGTAGAGGCGTCGGCGCGTGACGTGGGTGCAAGCGACGTGCTTTGGGAGCCGGACGAGCAGGTAGTTGTACCGCCCAACAGCAGCAAGAGCATTACGGCGCGGCTGACGCAAGCGGCGTACAGCATCGACGCGCCGTTCTGGAAGGCGGCGACCGCGGGCGGCAACGACATTACGGCGAGTGTTACCGTCACCGTCACCGCCAACAATGTGCAGCGCGTGGAGCTGACCGTAGCCAACGCACACACGACGGAAGCGGCATACATGCACCCGTTCAGCATCAGCGGGCGGGCGTTGACGGGCGGGCCGACGCAGGAGGAGACGCGCACCAGCGCGGCCAACGGCAGCAACGGTGCGTGGTGGACGGCGCGCGGCACAGTGCGCAGCAAGGCCATCCGCGGCAATGCCTATGTGCAGACGCGGGCGCACGCGGGCGCGCTGGCGCAAGCCCTGCTGCATCGCTCGGAAGCGCCGCGGTTGACGTACAAGCTGCGCGGTTGCCCCGGCAAGCCGACGCGCCGCTGCGGGGACAGGATCACCATCAACGATGCGCAGATTATGAGCAGCGCACGCGAGGCGTTCATTACGGCGATTAGTTGGCGGCTGAATCAAAACGGCTTCACGCAGGACATAGAGGCAACCGACGCGGCGGGCCTATTCCCCTACGCGGCGAGTGAGTATTTTGTGCTGGGGACCAACAAGATCGGCGCGTCGGGGACGGGGACAGCGAGGATATTTTACTAATGGCATACACGGCGATTCCAACACTGAGCGATGGGGCGATCCTGAGCGCCTCGCACCTGAATTTGCTGGCCGACAACGCGAACTACCTTGCCTCCCTGGGTGAGTTGCCCAACGTCGCCTTTCGCCAACTGCGCACCAGCAGCGCGGGCAGCACGTTCTTTCACATCCAACACCGTCACCGCTACCTAAAGGCGTATTACGAGTCTACCAACTGCGACTACATCAAAATCTACTACAACGGGACGCAGGTCAAGAACGACGGCGACCCCGACGCGGCAGAGACATACAGCATGGACTTGCAAACGCTTATCCCGTCGCTCGTTGTGGGCAACTGGTACGAAATCGAGGTGCAGACCGCGTTCGTAGGCACTGGAGAATTGAAGCTCAAACTCATGTGGGAGCATTGGGTCGCATGAGCATCAAAGTTTGGGCGCACGGCGACAAGCCCACCGCCGCGCAGATGAACGAATACAAGACCGTGCTGGACGGCGCGCGTGTGCTGCTGGAGGGCAACACGTTTGCGCTTCCCGCCGAACACATGAGCGAATCCGCGTTCGGGCTGATTCATTGTTACCGCTATCTGCATTTCGCCAGCACGGGCACGCTGCACGACATACAGAGCGCCTACCCTGACGTATCGCTTTCGGAGGACAGCGACGGGCACGGCGTGTTGGACCTCAACAGCCTGGGATGGTTGAACTATGGGCGGCTGTACGAGGTGACGGGCGTTACGTGGTGTCAGGAGAGTGTAAATCCCTAATGCCGAAAAACACAGCGGCGCGCATTATAGATGAACCCAAGCGCAGCGGCCTTGCTTTTGTCGGCGGGGGTTCAGGGAGCGGTGGGGGCGGCGTCACCGACCACGGCCTGCTAAGTGGCCTGACGGATGACGATCACCTCCAGTACCACACCGACGAACGCGGCGACCTGCGCTATGTGCCCCTGGCGCGCACCGTCACGGCGGGCAACGGGCTAACGGGGGGCGGCGCGCTCTCGGCTAATATTTCGCTGGCGCTGGCGTCCAGTACGGCGGGCGCGGGGCTGGCGTTCGCTTCCGGCGTGCTGTCCGTCAATCCTGGCGAGGGGTTGGAGATTGAAACGGACAATATCGGGCTGGCCTCTACCGTCGCCGGCGCGGGCCTCGCCTACAGCGCGGGCGTCCTTTCCGTCACTCCTGGCGAGGGCTTGGAAATCGAGACGGACGCCATCGGCCTGGCCGCGTCGGTGGCGGGCGCGGCGCTCTCCTACTCCGCGGGCGTGCTGGCGGTTGTGCCTGGCGAGGGGCTTGAGATTGAAACCGACGCCATTGGGCTGAAAGCCTCCGTTGCCGGCGACGGGCTGACTTACTCCGCGGGCGTGCTGGATGTGGCCGTTGCCAACACCGGCGCGGCGGGCCTGAGCGTGGAAGCGAACGCGGTGCGGCTGACTTCCAGCGCCGACCCCGACAACAGCGCGGCAGTGCTGGCAACCACGACGGCGGGGTTGTTGACGCTGCGCAACGGCGCGTTCCGGCAGGCGGCACAGTCGCAGGCGACGTTTGCGAGCGGGTTCGCCGGTTCCGGCTGGCGCGTCGATTACGGCATTACCACGACGGGCAAGGCGAGCGCGGAGTTTGACGACCTCACCGTGCGCGGGCGGATGCGCGTCTACGAACTGCTGATTCAGCAGATTCGGGCGACAAACGGCAGCCTGTTCGTGTCGAGCAGCAGCAAAGTGGTGAGTGTCACCACCGCGGCGAATCCCGCGTGGACCGTCAACGGCGTACAACTGACGCTTAACGGCTCCAACGCCACGTTGACCACGACGCTTTACACGATCAGCACGGCGGCGGCGGGGGACACTGGCAGGGAACTCTATCACGGCTTCCTGTACGGCGACTTGATTCGCGCGCAGCAGGTGAACTGGAACGGCTCCGGCTACGATTTTGTGATGCAGTCCAATCTGGAGGTGACGGGCGTATCCAGCCTGTACGTCTATCAAGCCGCGCTTGTGTCGGGCAATGCGCCCGCGGCGGGCTACGACTACGTGCGGCTAGGCAACACCGTAGACACGTCGCGGCAAGGCAGCGTCTACATCACGTCGGACGATTCCGCAGCGCCGTTTATCGACATTGTGGATGGGGTGCGTTCGTTCTCCGACTGGAACAGCGCGAGTGTTGCCCGCGTGCGCGTGGGCAAGCTGACGGGCATCAGCGACGCGGCGTTTGGCGGGCCGCTGACCGGCTACGGGCTGTATGGGAATAACGTCTATCTGCGCGGGCAGATGGTCGTCACAGGCGGCAGCCTGGGCGGGCTGGCCGCGGCAGATGTGAACTCGAACACCACCACGATTGACGGCGGGAAGATTACCGCCAACAGCATCACAGCCGACCAGATCGCCGCCAACACGATCACCACATCGCTGCTGAATTTCACGCCGGTATTGACGGGCAACGTCGTAGCCTCCATCAATGCCACAACGGAGGGGTTGAAGATTGCCGCCAACCTGATCCAGATTGACGGCACAACCACGTTTAGCGCGGGCTACAACCCGACTACGAAGATTGCCGCGGGCGGGGCGGCGGCGGATGTGAACGCCAACGTGACGACGATTAGCGGCGGGAAGATTACCACCGGCTCGATTACGGCGGACAAAATCAGCGTGTCGGA